GCCGCCTAAACTTTTAGGAACGATATGATGTATTTCACTGTACTTGTCGTTGGTTAACACTCGATTTTGAGCTCGATCAATAATATTGTTGTACCATCGGGTGTATTTGTTGTCGCAGAAGATCATGTTATATTTATAGTACTTTGGGTTTACCTTTGACTGGGTTGACCAATAATTCCCAAAATGCTATAATATGGACTTAACAACAAAGGAGCCAAACATGAGTGATTTAGTTACCGATTTGCATGATGAGATGATCAACAGTGTAGCACCAAACTACAGTATCAATTATGAAGCAGAGGCTCTTGCCAGTTACAACGCCACCGGTGATGACTTGATGGAGATGCTTGAGACTCGTGCCACGGACTTTATTGCAGAGACTACAGGGGCAGATGTGCGCGAGGACTTGGGTGGTATCGCAGTGTTTTTCCGTGGTAGTACTTTGGTTGCATTTTATGATTATGAGCAGTTTAAAGGGCATGTGTTCTAAGACCCTGAGCCCGAAAGGGCTTTGGGTTGACCAACAATTGCCATTCTGCTATAATTACATATAATTTAAGGAGCCCTGATGAACGCAACACGAGCCGCTGTCAAGCCATTGAACCCCCGCAGTCCTGATACCAAATACACAGGACTAGAACCCACATGGCGTGTACAACCCACGGATGACCGAACCAGTCAAATGAGTTCGGCGTTTTCGTGGTACAATTACTTCTACGGCAAAAAAGATGCACGTGAAATGCTAGTAGCATATTTGGAAAGTCATGGGCGCCGAGCAGATGTTCGTGCATTAAAAGGAGTGCCAGATCATGCTATTCGACTGACCACTGCATGGTTGTGTCGTATGAGCATGGTGGGACTGGAACTCACAGATTCTGAACAAGTGCGATTGGAAGGCTACATCCAGGAAATACTAAAATCACGTGAACCTGAAGTAATGGTTGTAGAAGCCGTACCAGCGGCAGCCAAGCCCAACATTCAAGATCGCCTGCGTGAAAAAGTATCGGAATGTGCCGGAGAGCTGGACGGTATGTTTGATGAGTTTGTTGTTGCTGGCGCTAAAATGTCAGCGGACTACAAACCAATCACAGTTATCCGTGGGCTAAATGTAGCACCTCAAATGATTTCGGACATTGCAAATATTTGGAAAGCCAAATTGTCAGAGTTTGAAACCGTGATTGAAGGTAAAGATGCACAGTTGGTCGAAGGTTACAGTCACCTCAGCAAAATTCAAATGCGTAATCTTGTGAAGTTTTGCGAAGCAGTAATCAATGACTGCGGTGCTTATGTGCAGATCAAGAAAGTGGAACGCAAGCCACGCAAGGTCAAGGCAGTGCCGCCCGAGAAACGTGCCGCAAAATTCAAAGTCATGATGGAATTTGCCGAGCTCAAACTCAAGGGCTTGCCGGCCGCAAGCCTTGTGGACAAAGCCGAAGCCTGGTTGTACGACACCAAAAAGCGCAAGTTGATCCATCTTGTGGCCGACAGTCACACACAGGCATTCACTGTGAAAAGCAACAGCATCATTGGTTTCAGCACCATTGAAACCATGCAAAAAACTGTGCGCAAGCCAGCAGACGTTGTGAAGGCTGTGCAAGCCGCAGGCAAGCCGGCAGCACGTAAGATCTACAAGGATCTCACCACAACAGAAACACCGTTCAACGGACGTGGAACTGAGAACCTGGTGATACTAAAAGCCTGGTAAATACAGGGACTTGGAGTCCCACATGCCAGAACAGCAACAACAATCACTGCCCACACTGAAGCAAAACTTAATTGAATATGTCAAGCTTCAACTGGGTGGTGATATCATTGACCTAGAACTAGACCCCTCACACTACGAAGCGGCTTATCAAAAAACCATTGGCACTTATCGCCAACGAGCCAACAATGCCTATGAAGAAAGCTACAGCTTCATGCAGTTGGTCCAGGACGTGAACATATACGAACTGCCACAAGAAGTCATAAGTGTGCGACAGGTGTTTCGCAGAACGTTTGGAGACAGTTCAGGACCATTTGCCTCAAATTTTGATCCGTTTGCACAAGCGAGTATCAATGTGTACTTGATGAACTTCAACGTGGCAGGCGGCCTGGCCACCTACGATTTCTACAGTCAGTATATTGAACTAGCCGGGCGTATGTTTGGTGCATTCATGGCCTACACCTATAACCCTGTGACAAAAAAACTGCAACTCATACGAGATCCCAAAGGCTCAGGCGAAACTGTGTTGCTGTGGAGTTACAACTTGAAACCTGAATTTAATCTGCTGAGTGATTATCAAATATCACAATGGATCCGTGACTACATGGTGGCCAACTGCAAAATGATCATTGGTGAAGCACGTGAGAAATTTGGCACCATTGCCGGGCCACAAGGTGGCGGCACCTTGAATGGCGCTGCCATGAAATCCGAAGCACAGACTCAAATGGATGCTCTTATTGAACAACTCAAAATGTATGTGGATGGCTCGCAACCTCTTACCTGGGTTATTGGCTAAACTACTCACACTTTTTGTTAAAATTGTGTTATAATCCTTGTACACAAGTATCAGGAGAATCAAAATCGACTTAATGATCGACATTGAAGGTTTGGCAACAGGCCCTGAAGCAACAATATTAACCATTGCGGCTCAGGCATTTGATCCTCTTGGCACTGGCTACTACCAGCACAAATACTATGCTAGAATTGATCTTGAGAGCCAGGAGAATCGTACCATTGAACAAGGCACCATAAACTGGTGGGCCCTTCAAGGTCCCGCACAAGATGAAGCCTTTGCAGAAGATGGACGTATACCACTAGACCAAGCACTAGATGAATTGCACCGGTTATGTTGGAAGTGCAATCGTATCTGGATGAACGGTCCCACATATGATGCCAACATCTTGGAGCATGCCTACAAAAGCTACAGCAAACCCTTGCCTTGGCAGTATTACAAGATCCGTGATGCACGAACGGTATATAGTTTGTACCCAGGGTTGCCTCGACCAGTGACCAGCCATCATGCGCTGGAAGACTGTCGCAGACAAATTGACATGTTGCAAACAACCCTGGCACATTTAAATATCAAGGAACTGGTATGATCATTGGCGTTTGTGGATTTATTGGCTCAGGTAAAGATACCATTGCAGACTACCTGGTAAATTTACATCACTTTCGCAGAGAAAGTTTTGCCAACACACTCAAAGACGCTGTGAGTGCTGTGTTTGGTTGGGATAGAACCATGCTGGAGGGTCGTACCAAACAAGCCCGTGAATGGCGTGAACAAGTAGATCCATGGTGGGCCCAACGCCTGGGTATACCACACTTGACACCACGTTGGATACTACAGAACTGGGGCACTGAAGTGTGCCGCAAGAACTTTCACGATGATATCTGGATTGCCAGTTTGGAAAACAAACTGCGGTCCAGTACTGACGACATTGTAATAAGTGATTGTAGATTTCCCAATGAAATTGCTGCCATTAAAAAAGCTGGTGGGCGTGTGGTGCGTGTGGTACGTGGTGCCGAGCCTGAATGGTATAGCGCAGCCGTGAGCCTCAATCGTGGCCCAAACGGTAATTCTAACTGGGCACTAAGTGGTAGGAAACTAGAACAACTGGGCATTCATGCGTCAGAAACAGCCTGGGTGGGCACTAGATTTGATGCTGTACTAGACAACAACGGCAGCTTGGAAGACCTATATCAGCAGGTCAAGCGTCTGGCTCAAGATCACCAGGCCGCCAAATAGTTTCTAAACGTGAAATTTCTTCCACACAATTTCTGCACACTGTGCGAAGATTTTTCAAAGCTGAATTGTTGAGATCTCCATCCACGTGATACACCAGCAACTGGCTGGTAAGTCTAGCTCTAAACCCACATCGATCACATGTGGGTTTTTTCTTGTACCCTGCTGATTGCCAACGAGGCACCGGCGGCTTTAGTTTTTTTCTTTTTTTAATACAAGTAGTACACTGCGATCTGTAGTACACTCGATCGTACTTGTGATAAGCAATGGCTCTGTGCCTAATCTTACAAACACTACACATGGGTCTCATACTGTTATTTATCATGCGGACCTATATATAGGCTGCCGTAACACACCTTTTTTTGGATATACCTATAAATATCTACAACTTGAAAAGGAAGACATCATGGCACTAACATCACCAGGCGTAGAAGTAACAGTAATTGACGAGAGTCAGTACATCCCTTCCGCGGTAAACACAGTACCCTATTTTTTAATTGCCACTGCACAGAACAAAGCTGACGCAGCCGGCGTGGGTGTTGCAGCCGGCACAACTGCTGCCAATGCAAACAAAACTTATCTCATTACCAGTCAGCGAGATTTAGCAGCCACTTTTGGTGTGCCATTCTTCTACAACACCACGACTGGCACTCCAATCAATGGATACGAACTCAACGAGTACGGCTTATTGGCAGCATATTCTGCACTGGGTGTTACAAACCGTGCTTATATTCAACGTGTGGACATTGACCTAACAGAATTAACTGCAAGTTTGAGTCGTCCCACAGGCAATGCCAACAATGGCGCTTATTGGTTGGATACCAGTACCAGTTTGTGGGGAATTTTTGAATGGAGTGAAGTTACCAGTGCATTCACAAATCAAGTGCCCACAGTACTGACCAGCACAGCTGATGTAGTAGATGCAGCAACTGAAGATTATACTCCTTTACAAACCATTGGCAGCATTGGGGACTATGCAGTCAGCTCGGTCAGCACTGACAATCCAATATATTACAAACGTGGCGGTCCCACTGCTGCTCAAACCAGCAAGACTGCATTGAGCAACCTTTACAACACTTGGGTATTGGTCGGCAGCGATGATTGGAAAACTTCTTGGCCCACAGTGCAAGGAACAAATTCAGTCAGCACAGCATTGGTCAATGGTTACAACATGTTCATCAATGGTCAGTTGGTCACAGTTGGCTCAGGCGGCACAGCACTTACTGTGGCTGGACTTGCTACAGCCATCAACAATGCCAATATACCAGGTGTGTCAGCAGCCTCTATCAGCAACAAGCTCACAATTTATGCTGACTCAAACGCAAGCAACGACGGTTCAACAGCCAATGGCGGCGTTGTTTCTATACAAGCTGGTCCCAACAGTGGCGCTTCTTTGTTGACAACATTAGGCATTACAGCCATTGAATATTATGCGCCAAGTTATTTGCCAGGTTACAGCTATCAGCAACCACGTTGGTCATCAAGCCAGGCACAGCCAGCACCCACAGGCAGTGTGTGGCAAAATATTAGTTCAGCTGGCAACGGCATGAGTTTAAAAGTCAAAGTATACAATGCTGCATTGGATGTATTTGTACCACAGGTCAGCAATGTATATGCAAATGATGGATCCGCTAATTATGCTCTTGATCCCTCAGGTGGTGGCAGAAACATTCCAGTAGGCACCACTTATGTGCAGTACAATGTATCAAACTATGTTGACAACATGGTCACTGCAACTGCTGTAGTGCTTGAAAGAATTGCACTGGGTGCCACAGTGATTACAGGTGACACTGTGCCTACCACATTTATAAATGGCAACAGTTTTTATCTAACTTCTTCAGAAGCCGGATCAAATGTTGAGACTACTTATGTAGTGACTTTGGCTGGCACAACAGTCAGTGCATTTATTAATGCTGTAAGTGCTGCCAACATTCCGTATGTGAGTGCATCTGTCAACACTGCCGGTAACATTGTGTTCACACACAGTCAAGGTGGTGTAATGTATTTGTTGAACAACGTTGGAACACCAATCACAACTGCAGGTTTTACGTTGAGCACTACCAATGTAAGACAAAGTAGCGGTGCCGCAAATGAATTGGTGTTGAGTAACTGGGTTACTGCACCTGAGTTCACTTACACTGCCAGCGACACTGCACCTGATCAAGATCCTGCAGATGGACGACTGTGGTACTATAGTTCTGTGGATGATGTTGACATCATGATTCAAGAAAACGGTGCCTGGGTTGGTTATCAAAATGTAACCAATGACACTCGTGGCTTTGATTTGACATTGACCAATGCATCCGGTCCTATTGTTGCAGCCGATGCGCCTGTCACACAAAACAACACAGCCGAAAGCCCATTGCAATACGGTGATCTGTGGGTGGACACTGGTGACTTAGAAAACTATCCCAAACTGTATCGCTGGGAACAAGTCAGCGGAGTTGATCAATGGGTTGCAGTCGACACCACAGACCAAACTTCATCCAACGGTATTTTGTTTGCGGATGCACGTTGGGCACCCAACGGCACAACAGATCCTGTGGCAGATCCATTCCCAACCATTGTGAGTTTGTTAACCAGTGACTATTTGGACTTGGATGCACCTGATCCTGCACTGTACCCCCAAGGTATGTTGTTGTGGAACACACGCCGTTCAGGTTACAATGTCAAGAGTTTCCAATTGAATTACTTCAATTCAACCACATTCCCTGATGACACATTGCCTGTCGTGACCAACACCTGGCTCACAGCATCAGGCAACAAAGCCAATGGTGCAATGTACGCTGGTCGTCAGGCACAACGTAAATTGATTGTGTCTGCAATGAAGTCAGGTATTGACACCAGTTTGACAGCAAGGGAAGAACAAAATCAATTCAACTTGATTGCAGCTCCTGCCTATCCTGAACTGGCTGTAAACATGGTTGCACTCAGCAACGAACGTGCCAACACATTGTTTGTTGTGGGCGACACGCCCATGCGCCTGGCTGCCAATGGAACTGACCTGGTCACTTACGCTACTGACAACGGTGGCTTGGGTGTGCCAACAGAAGACGGCTTGGTCATTGGATCACCTTACTCTGCTGTGTTCTATCCTTCATGCCAGACCACAGATCTGTCAGGCAACGCAGTGGTGCAACCACCAAGTCACATGATGGTGCGTACAATCCTACGCAGTGATGCAGTGAGCTATCCATGGTTGGCACCTGCAGGTACGCGCCGTGGTGTGATTGACAATGCCACTGCCATTGGTTACATTGACAGTGCCACTGGTGAGTTTGTGCAAACTGCTATTGGCCAGGGCTTGCGTGATGTGTTGTATTCAAACAATATCAACCCAATCACATTTATTCCAGGAGTTGGTATCACAAACTTTGGTAACAAAACACGTCAAGCTACCAATACTGCACTGGATCGTATCAACGTTGCTCGACTGATTTGCTTCTTGCGTGGGCGCCTGGAAGAAATTGGCAAACAGTATTTGTTTGAACCCAATGATCAAATCACACGTAATCAGATCAGCAATACCATCAACAGTTTGATGATTGACTTGGTTGCCAAACGTGCGCTGTACGATTACTTGGTGGTGTGTGATTTGAGTAACAATACTCCATTCCGCATTGACAACAATGAACTATGGGTTGACGTAGCTATTGAGCCAGTGAAAGCCGTGGAGTTTATCTATATTCCATTGCGAATCAAGAACACTGGAGAAATCAGTGGTGTGGCAGCATAACGAAACTGGGGGCTTGAATCAGGCCTCCATTTCAGGTAAATAAACACAACAGGAGACATAACAAATGCCATCAGCATCATTAAACAACATGACAGTACCCTTGGCCAGCGATCAAAGCGCAAGTAGCCAAGGTCTGTTGATGCCCAAACTCAAATATCGCTTTAGAGTGAGTTTTGAAAATTTTGGACCACAAAGTGCCACCCCAGTAACTGAATTAACCAAACAAGTGATAAGTTTTACTCGTCCAAACTTGACCTTTGAAGAAATTGCATTGCCCATTTACAACTCAACATTGAAATTGGCTGGACGTCACTCATGGGCCGATGTCACCTGTTCAGTGCGCGACGATGCTGGCGGCAATATCACCACGTTGATTGGACAGCAAATGCAGAAACAAATGGACTTTTTGGAAATGAGTTCTGCGGCTAGTGGTATTGATTACAAATTCACAACCAAAGTTGAAGTGCTGGATGGTGGCAATGGCGCCACTGCCCCAGTAGTATTGGAAACATGGGAACTGTATGGTTGCTATTTGAAAGGTGCCAATTACGGTGACTTGAACTACGGCACCAATGAAGCAGTCACAGTAGAAATGACCATTGCTTACGATAACGCCAACCAAAGCCCAACTGGTGTTGGTGTTGGCACAGGCTTTGGCCGTACCATTGCTGGTGCTGTCACAGGCGCTGGCCAGGCCTAAACATGGCAAATTTTGGTCAAGACTTCCTCAAAGGGGTCACCCAAGGTATTGACCTCAAAAGTTTTGGTAAAGATGTAGTCCAAGGATTCTTAGGCAACGATGTCTTGCGTGATTACACTCACGCAAGCAAAACGTTTACCACCAACGCCTACGAACTCAAACCCAGATTCAAGTTTTTATTCCATGTGAGTTTCACGTTGAATGTCACAGAGATTCCGTTTTTGAAAGGTGCATTCAGTGCCGACGATCAAATGAATCTCAGCCTCACAGTAAAAACTGTTGACCTTCCCAAGTTCAGCATAGATACCGAAACGCTGAATCAATACAATCGCAAAAGAATCATACAGAAAAAAATCAATTATGAGCCAGTGAATATAACATTTCACGATACCAGCAATGACCTGGTGCGCAAAATGTGGTATTACTACATGAGTTACTATTACAAAGATCCTTCACAAAGATATTTGAATCCCAACAACAACAATGGTACCAATGGCGAAAGCAGCCTGCGACAAGCAGGCTTTGGTTACAATGATCGAGACATCTACGACAAAGAACGCATTGGCAATGTAAACGACTGGGGCTACATTGGCGAAGCCTACAACGATGGCAACACTGCTGGCACCACTGGCAAACCGCCATTCTTTCGAGACATCAGAATCTACGGCATGGATCAGCGCAAGTTTGCCGAATATGTGCTGATCAATCCTTTAATCACCAGCTGGAGTGGTGATACCTACAGTTATGCCGAAGGTGGCGGTATCATGCAAAACACTATGACTGTGGCTTATGAAACAGTGAAATACTATTCAGGTGCAGTGGGCGCGGCACAATCAGGCGGAGATCCCAACGTGCAAGGATTTGCCACAGATGCACACTATGACAAAACTGTCAGCCCCATTGCTAGACCAGGTGCCAACGCCACAGTGTTTGGTCAAGGCGGATTGTTGGATGCCGGTGCTGGAATACTTGGTGACCTGCAAAGTGGCTCAGTGTTGGGCTTGATTGGTGCTGCGCAAAAAGCAGGACGTCTCAATCAAACATTTAAAGGCAAAAATCTTGGTAGTCTGGCTGCCAGTGAAGCAGTGAGACTGGGAACTCAAACCATTCAACAAGGTGTCACACCTGGTGGTGTCAGAGCAGTGGCCAACAAAGTTGATGGATGGGTATTTCCCACGCCACAGAACACTGGACAAAATGGATCAGCCCAAGGCAGAACCAATCCTAACCCATTGACAAATCAAAGATGAGCACTGTAAACTACGCTAACCCCAAAACAGACTTGTCTGTGAGAATCTTTGACAGTTTCTATGATTACGATGTCAATATTCCTGCTGACGAATACGATATAGTACACACTTATTTTTTGAGTGTGATGACCACACGACAGGCCGCAGGCAACTTCACTGTGAGTTTGTTCAGAGTGGCACAGGACACTGGTATTCCTGCACTGACATTGTTGAAAGAATTTCAAGGACTCAATGGTATGAGTCTCAGTGCAAGTCTAGCATATTACCTTAATAGCATTCGTAGTAGAGCCACACTGCTAGGTGTGGGAACTCCTGTGCAACCAAATTTCTACCAGGCTAGAAATGTACTGGTATGAGTCACTGGGCACAAGGACCATACACTGTGATCAACCGCGAAAAGTACGTGGGCAACGGCACCCCACGTTACAGATCAGGTTGGGAACTCAGCTTCATGAAGTTCTGTGACAGTAACGACCATGTGTTGCAATGGGCGTCAGAGAGCGTGGCTATCCCTTATCGACATCCACTCACTGGCAAGATGACACAGTACATTCCAGACTTCCTGATCACTTATCGCACCAGAAACAACACCATCCGAGCAGAACTGATAGAAATCAAGCCCAAAAAGCAAAGTGTAATAGAATCAAAAATGAGCAACAAAGATCGTGCTGTGGTAGCAATCAATTATGCCAAATGGGACGCTGCCACTAAATGGGCCAGAAACAACGGCCTGACCTTTAGAGTGGTTACAGAATCTGATATGTTTCACAACGGCCGGAGTTGACCCATAAATAGGGCATGACTCGTAAACTTGAATCCTTGTTTGATTTACCTCCTTCAACACCGGTGGAAGACGAACCCACTCCACCACCTGCAGAAGACCTGCGTAGTCAACTGCAAACCCTAGACGACACCATAGACAAAATTGATGCTGCCTTGCCCGGAGTGCGTGGGCTGGAAGCCAATGATACAGAGATGGATTCTCTATCTAAAATGGCAACTGATAGCTATGATGAATTAATGACACTGGGCATGCAAGTGGACTCAAGATTTGCCAGCGAAATTTTCTCAGTAGCCAGCAATATGTTGGGACACGCCATCACAGCAAAAACAGCCAAGATGGACAAGAAGCTGAAGATGATTGATCTACAGTTAAAGAAAATGCGATTGGATCAGCAACAAGCAGTGATAGATGCCCGGGCCGCAGAAGCCGGCGACGGCGAAGCCATGCAAACAGCACAGGGCATGGTGCTGAGTCGCAATGATTTATTGGATCGGTTGCTGGCCAGCAAAGATCAAAAAGATAAAAAAGAATAAATATGTTACAGGAACCTGATATGAAACCATTTGCCCATTACCTCGCTGAAAGCGAACGTACATACAACTATCGTATCAAACTGCTAGGTAAACCACCTGGCGATTTGGTCGCACAGTTGAAGAAAAAGCTGGATCAATTTGATCCTGTAAAGATGGGTGATCCCCGGACCACCCCTATACAGATCATTCCCACTGACTTTCCCAACAACAAAAATGATTCAGTAACAATGTTTGATGTGAGCTTCCGGTACCCAGCCATTGAGCCACAAATCAAACAGCTGGCACAGTTGTTGGGTATGGATCCCAATCATGTGGTCATGCAGACAACACCACACGTGGATGGCCTTGTTGACGAGTATGAACAGATTGATGCTGAAAACAAGGACTTGTTGGACAAAACAGACTATCCTGCACCCAACGCAGAACAACGTGCCTTGAGCAAAGACTACTCAACTGGTCCTTATGACCATGCTGTGTTGAAAAATGCTTACCGTAGTGATTTTACCATTGCTGGTGGTAAAACACCCGCCGCTAAAACCACAAATGATATTGCTCAGGGTACCAAGAGCCCAATGACCAAGATCAATCGCCCCGCCAAGCCAGCCACTGGCGCTAACCCAAGAGGATAATTCAAATGACATTTTTTTATGATCTCAACAAAAAACTAGACAGCATTCGCGAAAAGCCTGAAGTCACACACCAGCAGTTGAACGAGCGTGACGAAGGCAAGCCAGGCAAAAACTTTGCCAAGATTGCCAAGGATGCTGGCGAGCGTTATGGCAGCAAGGCTGCTGGCGAACGTGTGGCTGGTGCTGTGCGTAACAAACTCCGAGATCAAGGCAAGTTGGAAGAACAACAAGTTGATGAAAAAGTAGAAGTGTATCATCGTGGTGCCGACGCTGATTGGGCCGGCATGTCAAAAAGTACAAAAAACCCCAACGATCCTGGGGCAGTAGCGCATCGTAAATCAGCAGCTGATGCAGCGAGAGCAGCAAGAACAGGCGGAGACCTTAAATTCAAAGGCCAGTCACAAGTTACTGATATTGCAACAACTGGCCAGGGAGCAAAAGTACACGCAACAAGATCACCAAAAGATGTTCAAGAAGGTGGATCCTACTTGAATTATGCAGATTCTGCGGCAGAAAATCCAGCACCTCCCAAGAAACCAATGGCTGCGCCAGCACCCAAGCCACAAGGCGTAATGGACAAAGTGAAAAGTATTGGAAACAAAGTTGCCGGCGGTATCAACCGACTGGTTGGGCATGGCTCAGACGAAGAAATGCGCAAGGACTTGCAACGCAAGTCAGGTGCCGCTGTCACAGGCAAAATGCCACAACAAGTTAAAGAAAAAATGTCACCAGCAAAACAAAAAAGTTTTGCTGCCTTGGCACCTCCCGCAGATAAAATCACTTTTGCTGACAAGATTGCCGGCGCCAAAAAAGAAGTTGACGAAATGCTAGGCGATGTGGCTGCCGAAGCCATGCGCAGTGCATTGGGTGGCGGACGAGGTCGCAATGCTGAGATGGACGAAGAACGTTCCAAAGGTACTGCGTTCGACATGAGCACACCAAGAGCCGCTACTCCCAAAGTTGGCAGCGTTGAACGTGGTCACAAACACGACATCAAACACACTGCCACAGGCCGCATGGTCACACGCAGAGTGGATGACCAGGGCAATTCAGTTGGTGCTGATGATGCATCCGACACACAAGCAGGGCCACGTGGACGTGGCAGACCAAAAGGCACCAAGGGTGCTATTGGCGCCAAGGGACCCAGCGGCCGGTCAAAGTTGATGACCCGAGAAGGCGACAACGAAAGCAGCGAATTAAAAGCCGCCATGACACTGTTGAAAAAGGCTGGATACAAAGTCAGCAAAGCAGTGGGCGAAGAAAGCACTCACACTCGTGATGACCGTGCTGAAAAGGCCGGCAAAAAAGTCACCAAAGACATCGAGTACGATGAAAAAGAAAAAGACAACACCCACGGCAAAAAGCGTGGGCCTGAAGATGCCAAGGCCGAAAAAGCCGGCAAAAAGGTAGCCAAAGATATTGAACACGACGAAAAGAAAAAAGACAAAGAAGTTGATGAATCAACCACCAGTGGATCAGTTGCTACCAGCACAGCCACCAAAAGCAGCAAAGGCAGCATGATTGGCAAAGGCATTTATGATTCAATGAATCGTGAACTGGAACAAATGATTGCTGAATCAATGAGCATCAACATGAGTGACTCAACAGAAGGCAACAAAAGTCTTACTGTCACAGCCACAGATGATGACGCATTGAAACTGGCCATGATGTTGAAGTCAGCAGGCCTGGGCGGTCAAGGCCGTGAACTGCAAGGCGATCATTCACATGGTGAAGAAGCATGCGACACCTGCGGCATGGCCGATTGCGGCTGCGGTGATGTGCATGAAGCAGTGGATGAAAATTCACCAGACTGGCCTACCAACACTGAAACCAGTGACAACGCCATGCAATACTCAGGCGGTTTGAACAAACCCAAAGCCAGTGGCATGGCAACCATACCAGTCACAGACGTTTCAGTAGATGGCAAAGACATGTTTAGCAAACAAGTACACGAAGACGACCTGCGTAGAATGATGGAAATGGCCGGTATCAAACAAGCAGAGTTAGAACCATGGAAAGAAACCATGAAAGAAACAGCCGACGATACCTGCAGTGATTGCCACAAAGATCCTTGCGAATGTGATGAAAGCGTGGAAGAAAGCATTCAGCGCATGCGAGAAATCGCCGGTATTAAAGAAGCCAAAAAAGACGTTGAAGAAGAAAAAACCGAAGAAGGCAATTTATTCACAGGCAACTTGGCCAAGGCTCGTGCTGATGGTAAAAAACAAGCCGACTTAGATGGTGACGGTGACATGGAAAAAGTTCGTGAAAGCATCTTTGCTTTAAACAATCAATGGCGAGCATACAAAGGATAATAACATGAGTTCAAACAACATGATGAGACCTTACAGTGAGGTGGCAGCAGAAATTGCACAGCGTAATGCCAACAATTATGTGCCACCCGCCATTCCGTCAGTGAAACAAACACCTGTGGAGATCCCGGGTGTGATGTATCAAGCACGAGAACTATTTCAACCCATAGTTTCCAAACCTGAAGGTAGCAAATAATGGCCGTTCAAGTTGTCAACTCAGCAAGCAATGTGGCCTGGACCGCAGACAAAGTGGAATTTGCCACTACCACAGCTAATGTGACTTTTCAAGTTAGTTTGACTCAAACAACCTATCAACAGTCCAATGGCACACCAGCCAACACCAGTATGCCAACTGGTAATCTCTATGCCAATGCCATTGTTGTGCCTGGTAATTCAGTGCAAACATACTATGTGGGTGCAGGAAATTATTTAAATATTGTCACAGGCAGTGGGTTCACTGCCACTGCAATGGGCACCACTACATCAGGAACATCTGGCGTATACGGATCAACTTCCACTTAATCATGAGAGCCACTGAGTTCCTTTTTGAAAAGCAAGAAGGCAAACTTCGACACAGATATCATCAGGCCACTCGTGGCTTGAATCGATTTCGTGATCCAGGTGGCTATGACCGTACCTATGAACTCAACCGTGTGATGATGGCAGTGGCCTGTGCTGACGGAACTGATAGTCCTATAGACATGGATGCAGCCAGTTGGGTGGGCAAATACAACACAGCACACCCGTATACTGACGAAGAAGCTCGAATGATGAAACAGGCTTTCAAAGCAGTGGGCAGTGAAACACATGACATGAACCATGGCGACAATCACAGTCAAGAGCCCGATGACACACACAAAGCCAGTCCCATGCAAGCATTCATGGGGTATCCCAGATGAGAGCCAGAGAATTTCTAAACGAGCAAGCTACCTTGCCTCCTGAGGACGCTGATCCCATGCGTTACACGTATGTTCTACCAGGTGTTAGTGCAGCTGATCCTTATCAAACTTATCGACTGGGAGTTGCAGTTGCAAGAGCAAGAAGCGATGTTGGTGAGGACGATCACAACATTAATCCTTTTAAACCTGAATGGTCAGCAGAGACTGTTTTTGGTGATCATGCTGTAATTGCTGGGTTCAATAACACTGTGGATCCCATAATTGATGCTGCATTGGCAATGACCAAAACACCCGGCGGCAAAAAATTGGTGTCAACCCCACTCAGCGATGAACCCAACTTTGTTGAAAAAGTCAGTCCAGTAAAAGCATTTGCTGGTTATCCAAGATAAAATTATGAAAAAATTATTGTTAACACTATTGTTGCTGTCCTCACAAGCATTTGCCTGGGACCAGGCGGCCCCTCTAGCAGTGGACCACTGTAAAGCACACAATCCTTATGGCTGGGCACAGACTTCAAAACCGGTCACAGCTATTTGTCGCAGAGCATACTTTGTAGCATACGATGCAGCCGCAAAGATTCCCAACTATGTTGCATACACACTAACACCACCCAACGCCTTAGGCTGCTGGCCAAGAACCAATGCGTTTGTGGCAGATGCCAGTGTGCCCAATGGTGCCAGACCTGATGACTATGCAGGCACAGGTTACGACAAAGGCCACGCTGCTCCTGATGGTGACTTGAGTTGGGACCAACAAGTGGAATACGAGTCATTCCTAATGACCAACATGTATCCACAACTGGGTGGATTGAACCGTGGCATTTGGAAACTGTTGGAAACCAGTGTACGTGGTTGGACTGTGCAACAAAACCAAACCTACACCATCTACGTGGGCGCTGTGTATGACACCGCCACTGACAAAAAGATTGGTGCGGGTGTTGTTGTGCCCACAGGATTCTACAAGATTGTGATCAATCAAGCCACAGGTGCCATGGCTGGCTGGTACTTCCGACACGAAGGCGGACAGGGCAATGACTTGACTCGAGCTCGTGCTGCCATTAGTGCAATTGAAGCCAAAGCCGGAGTGAAGTTTGCTTACCCTGCCAATGCACAGGAACTGCCAATTGGTAGCGAATGGCCTGTAGACTTTGGCGCACTCACAACGGCCAAACGCCAAAAATGCAAGAGCTCCGACTAACACCGTAAATACGGTATGAGCAATTTCTACTGTGCGGCCCCCTGGCGCGGCTTACATATCAATCCCCGTGGTGACGTCAAAACCTGCTGTGCCGGTGACCCTAACATGCTGGGCAACCTCAACACTCACAGTATTGAAGAAATCTTGCATGGCCCTGTCATGCAAGAAATACGCCAGAGCATACAGCGTGGCAAACCACATGCCTACTGCTACAACTGTGTGCAGGCCGAACGCTATGGTAGGAGTGAACGTGACTGGCACAACAATGTTAGTCCTGAGTTTGATCCTACCACTGCTGACAATCTTGAACATCGTCCTACCTTGATTGATGTGCGATGGAATACCACATGCAATCTCTCTTGCAACTACTGTGCCGAAGCTTGTAGCTCAAAGTGGGCAGCACTCAAAGGAATTGCAACCAAATCCGGAGCCAGACCCTACTACGAGCAGGTGTGTGATTATTTGGAACAACATCGTGACAACATACGTGAAGTGGCCTTGGTAGGCGGCGAGCCCTTGTTGTTGCCTGAAAACGATCGACTGCTAGATGTGATACCTGAAGATTGCATAGTCACCTTGATCACCAATGTGGCCGTGGACTTCTCTACTAATCGCATTGTAAAAAAATTGTTAGCACGTGACCGTGTGGGCTGGAGCCTCAGCTTTGACAACACAGGTGAAAGATTTGAGTATGTGCGACACGGTGCAGACTGGCCTCAATTGTTGCGTAATTTAGAAATCCTGCGCCCCTTGATGCAGAGTGGACAGCATTGGGGAGGTATACATGCAGTGTACAACATCTACAATGCCACACGCTTGATAGAACTCACTGAGTTTGCTAGATCACAAGGATTGACCATACACTGGCAGAGCCTGTATCAACCCGACTGCTTGGATCCACAACGACTGGGAGATCAAACTAAACAGCTGGCCTTGCAAGAAATAGACAGTTTGCTGGCGCTGGACATCTGCCTGGAGAGCGAGCGATTGTTTTTTCAAACAGTCAAGAGCAATATACCGGCTGCCAGAGACGATCTGCGTACCGAGTTTGCCGTACACATTCAAGATATTGAAACACAGTATCACATAGATAAAGCAGGCCAGTTCAAACAACTGTGGCCAGAATTATGGAAAGCAACGAATGTTTGATGACAACATCAAAGTACCATACCAAATTGACCTGGCAAGTAAGACGTTCAACTGGCTTGGAGAAGACAATGCAGAAAATTTTGAACGGCACTGCAACGATCCAGCAAAACTTCAGCTGCTCGATCAGGCTGGCTGGCTGGACCAAAAAATCACTTACCAGTTCAACCGCCAGGGTTTTAGAAGTGCAGAGTTTGACAGCGTCGAGGATTATTTTGTATCAGCGGGATGTAGTTTTACTTTTGGCACTGCAATACAAACTCAGCAAAGATACACGGACATTGTGGCCAATCAACTTGGATTGACCTCCTATAATCTAGGCATACAAGGAGGCAGTGACGACACCAGTGTTAGACTGCTGCTGACTTGGTTAGACCAACTCAAGCCAAAGTTTGTGATTTACCAAAGTACATTTCCACAAAGATTTGAAATAATACACAATGACACAGCTATAATTTATGGCATAAATGCGGCTCTTGGTGGTCGTGTGCCAACAGATCATGGCGCATTATACAAACAGTTGTTGGCCACTCCGTCCAATGAACGAATCAGAGCCTGTAAAAATCAACTGGCAGTGCGCGAACTTTGTCGAAACAAAAACATAAAATTAATTGAAATAAGTTACATTGATTTTTTAAAAACTCACGATGCAAGTGCAAGAGATCTGCATCATCCAGGCGCTGGGGCCAATCAATCAGTGGCACAAATGATCTTGAATGAATTGTCTCAGTCATGAACACACCACCGTTACACTGCAATATTAATGATTTAGGAAACAGAACACTTGATTGGTTTCCTAGTGATACCAATGAACGCCTTCAAGAGTCCATGCAAAGGCACAAATCTAAAAAATATATTCAAAGCAAGGGATGGGACCAACCAGGAGCCATAACATATAAATTCAACAGTGATGCATTTAGGTCAGCAGAATTTGATCCTGCTGCTGATAATCTTGTGGCTCTGGGATGCAGTTTTACCATGGGTGTGGGATTGCCAACACATTCGGTCTGGCCCAGTCTACTGGGGCATGCACTGAATCTATCGGTGTGCAATCTTGGCTGGGGCGGTTTTTCTGCAGATGCTTGCTTTAGGATGGCTGAGTATTGGATACCATATCTCAATCCAAAGTTGGTTGTTTTTTTAGTTCCAGACAGGTCACGATTAGAAATAATTGTTGATGAAAAAACTGGTAACACATTTGATCTCATGCCCGGCAATTTTGAACATTATTCGGATCTAAATGGATTTATAAAACATTGGTTTGGTCAAGATGAAAATTCTAGATTAAATAACAAAAAAAATCAATTGGCGGTAGAAGCCATATGTCATCAACTAGGCATACCAATTTTATGCTATGAAGTTTCTCAAGAAATGATTGGATTGGCTCGTCTTGATCTTGCTAGAGATTTATCACATGCTGGCCCTGAAACTCATAAGAAATTAATTGAAAAAATTATAAATGATTACACCAAAAAATTTAGAAACAGTACTGGTCAAAGCACCGCACCGTAAAGAAGTTTATACTGAAGATGAACTGCTGGAGTTCGCAGCCTGTGCTGACCCTGTGACAGGGCCACTGTACTTCATGGATAACTTTTTCTTTATCCAGCATCCCACACGCGGCAAGATGCTGTACCATCCATTTGAGTATCAAACTAGACTGATTGAAACCTATCACAACTACAGATATTCGATATCCTTGATGCCCCGACAAACCGGCAAGTCAACATCGGCCGCTGGTTACCTATTGTGGTATGCAATGTTTGTGCCTGATTCAACTATCTTGGTTGCCGCACACAAATATACCGGTGCACAAGAGATCATGCAACGTATTAGATATGCGTATGAACTATGCCCCAATCACATACGTGCAGGTGCCACCAGTTACAACAAGAACTCACTGGAGTTTGAAAACGGATCACGTATTGTGGCACAAACCACTACAGAAACAACAGGACGGGGTATGAGTATTTCACTCCTGTACGCTGACGAGTTTGCGTTTGTACGACCCACCATTGCCAGAGAGTTTTGGACTTCTATTTCACCCACACTGGCCACCGGTGGTAAGGCTATTATTACCTCAACACCCAACTCAGACGAAGATCAATTTGCGTACTTGTGGAAAGGTGCCAACAAGACTCAGGACGAGCATGGCAATACCACCAAACTAGGCATCAATGGATTCCGTGCATTTAGAAGTAACTGGCGCGAGCATCCAGATCGTGATGAGCAATGGGGTCTTGAACAACTGGCACAACTAGGCGAAGATCGATTTCGCCGGGAAATGGAATGTGAATTTGTTATCAATGATGAGACCTTGATCGCTCCTACCAAATTGTTGGACTTGGAGGGAATAGAACCCAACCGACGAACTGGGCAAGTACGCTGGTACAAAACTCCTGTCAAAGACAAAATATACATTGTGGCACTAGACCCCAGCCTGGGCACAGGTGGTGATCCTGCAGCCATACAGGTGTTTGAAGCAGATACCACAGAACAAATAGCCGAGTGGCGACACAACAAAACAGACATTCCCACACAGGTCAAACTCCTGGCAGACATTGTGAATGAACTGTACGATGTCACCAAAGATGACAAAAAGATTTATTATTCTGTGGAAAACAACACTATTGGAGAAGCTGCTTTGATCTCAATAAACGAGTATGGAGAAGAGAACATCCGGGGTTATTTTCTTAGCGACAACTCAGTCACAGGTACCACCGGGCGCAGATTCCGCAAAGGATTCAACACCACAAACCGAGCCAAACTCACTGCCTGTAGCAAGTTCAAAATCCTTGTGGAATCTGGGCGCATGAAGTTATATAGCAGACCCTTGATCTCTGAACTCAAAACCTTTGTTGCATCCGGGGGCAGTTACGCTGCCAAACCTGGCGAAACAGATGATCTTGTGATGAGTTCGTTGTTGGTTGTGCGCATGCTGATGATGTTGCAGACCTATCATGCAGAATTAGACACGCAAATGAAAGATCACGGCGACAACATAATTGAACCAATGCCGTTCATATCAATGCTGCGCTAAATACACAACTATGACAATGGAAGCATTACCTCAAGATCTAGCCGATTTCTTGGTCACAAAGAACTTTGACCCGGAATATTTTGACGACAAAGGCCAGCCCGCTGAAGCAGGCGACGCCAAAACCATGAAATTTGACTATGTGGCCAGCACCGGCAAAAACTATGGCACAGCAGTGATTGTGATTGCCGACAACGAGCTCAGCTTGTTCTATGGTGACAACCTGGGCAGGGGCATGGAGCCTGAAGACAAACAAGAGTGGTTTGAATTCTTGGAACAACTCAGCAACAAAGCGGCCAGCCATTCAGCAACTTGGAGCCCCAAGGACATCAATCAACTCAAACACACACTTGCTGGCATTGCTGCCATCAAAGAGGGCTTGTTTGAGGGCTACTACGGCAATCGTCGAGTCAGCTACATGGGCGAGCAGACACATGCCAGATTGGTGATCAATCACAATCGTCAGCTGGGAGAAAATGACAAACGTTTTCGCTATGTGGAAAGTTTGTTTATCGAAACAGCTGACCAAGAACGTTTCCGTTTGCCATTCAAAAGTCTGGCAGGCGGCCGAGCCATGCTGGAACATGTGCGCCAAGGCGGACGTCCATATGACATACGTGGCAACCACATCACAGAAATTGTGAGCGAAATGGCTGTGCTGAGCCGATTCAACCGTGCGCAACACAATCGTGTGTTTGAAGGTGTCACACAAGAGCTGGTGGAAAGCGCAAGACAATACTATCAAAACTTACAAGAAACCGTCAAGCATCTTGGCAGCTCACGTGGCTATCAAGCATACTTTGAATCATGGGCTCCTGACCAAACAGGTGAAGCCGAAGCCCTGGTAGAAAATCTACGCGACCTGTTTGTGGAACAAACCCTGGACGCTAGAATTGAAGCTGCCTTGCCCACACTGGCCAAGATACAACAACAAGGAAACAACATGAAAGAAGCGCAAATATTTGAAAACTGGATCAACAATCTCAGTGAAGGCACCTGGGCACTACCAGAAACTCCAGAGCAACAGGAAAAACTCAATCAGCTGATGAGTGCAGAACTCATTGTTGGTCCTGATGCTACCAATGCCACCGAGTTGTTGTACAGCATTGTGGGCGATGATGAGCTGTTCGACATCCTCAACGACCTGGCTGACAAGAGTCAAGGCCGTGCCAACATTTGGGACGACTCAGATGTGCAACGTAGACTAGCCGAACTGGGCATTCAAACTCCTCAAAGTACTGAAGCAGAGCCTGCTGATGTTGACCAAGACACAGCACCGGCAATGAAAGAAGACTTTACTAGTTTTGGGGACAAACATACCGGTGCCTATAGAGATAATTTTGAACTTTGGATCACAACAAAAGGTTTATACAACTACGAAGATGAACTGTTGGGGTATTTTGATAAGTTTGTTGACGGTGGCGGATTACCAAGCACAGCCGGTCAACAGTCAGTTGAAACCTGGAAGCAGAGAATGAAAAGAGACGGCGAAAGTGTTCAAAAAACCGACGATGTGGCGGAAGGCGACAACATGGCTACATTTGTAGAAAGCAATGAATTGAGTCGCATGCTCCGACATGCTGGCGTACCTGTGAAAGAAAGTGTGTTGACAGATAGTACAGGCAGCACCCTGGAACACATCAAAGACACGTTCCAGCGAGATGTCAAGGACTTTACCCAGTCTGGTGACATGAGCGATGCCTTGTATGATGCATTGTATGACTACTACTTTGATGACATGCCATATGGCACAAAGAAAGCCAGAGATGGTGATCCTCATGAGTGGGTCAGCGATCGCTTTGCTCAAGACATTGGTCTGGACGAAGGTTGGAAAGGTGCATTGGCCGGCGGACTTGCTGGTGCAGGACTAGGCAGTGTGGTACCAGGACTGGGCACATTGGCCGGTGGCATTGCTGGTGCTTATGCAGGACACAAAATTGGCGATCAAGGCCTGAGCGATCCAGACAAACAATGGAAATCACCAAGCCAGGAACCAAAACAACAAAAGCCAGTAAGCGAGTGTAACTATACCATGGAGGGCGAATATTGCCCAGAACACGGCTTGGCTGAATGTGGTCAAGCTGACGGTGGTGCAGTAGGCATGCCTTACAGCATGGGCGAAGGCACAGACGATCCAATCAACTCAAACTCAGCAATGACCGGCAGCTACTATGAAGGCAAAGAAACCGAAATACAAGAAGGCGATGCACTTCTGGCAAGAATAAAATCACTGGCTTTGCTCAGATGATATAAATACACTTGACACGTAGACAAGAAGCGCATATACTACTACAGTGTTTGCGCTTTTTTGTTTGTAAGTCACAGGCAACCAAGATCTAAACATTTAGATAGGCAACATAACATAGGCAACTTATTAAGGAGAAAAACTATGGCATCATTAGCAGAAATCAGAGCACGACTACAGGCAGCAGAAGGCAACAAAGGCGGAAGCCAAACAGGTGGAGACAATTCGATTTATCCACACTGGAACATGGAAGAAGGACAAAGTGCAACACTGCGATTCCTTCCCGACGCAAATACCAAAAACACATTTTTCTGGCAAGAACGAGCAATGATTCGTTTGCCTTTCGCTGGCATCAAAGGCGAAGGGGATAGCAAGCAAGTGTACGTACAAGTACCTTGTGTGGAAATGTGGGGAGACGCTTGCCCTATTCTGGCAGAAGTGCGCACCTGGTTCAAGGACAAGAGCCTTGAAGAAATGGGTCGTAAATACTGGAAGAAACGCTCATACATCTTCCAAGGCTTTGTGCGTGAGAATCCCTTGAGCGAAGACAAAACACCAGAAAATCCCATCCGACGTTTCATCATCGGACCACAGATTTTCACCATCATTAAAGGCGCATTGATGGATCCTGAGCTGGAAGAATTGCCCACAGACATCTTGCGTGGCTTGGACTTCCGTGTTACTAAAACTGCCAAAGGTGGTTTTGCTGACTACAACACTTCCAAGTGGGCACGTAAAGAGTCTGCACTGACCGAAGCAGAACAGGCTGCCATTGAAACACACGGCCTGTATGACTTGAGCACATTCCTGCCCAAGAAGCCCGGCGATGTTGAACTGAAGGTGATCAAAGAGATGTTTGAAGCATCAGTTGATGGACAACCTTATGACACAGAACGTTGGGGTCAATACTTCCGTCCTGCTGGTGTTCAAGCACCTGGTGGTGCCGGAGCCGCACCGGTGGATGAGGACACACCTGCGCCAGCAGCCCGGCCTGCACTCAAAGTGGCAGCACCCACACCAGCCAGTGACTTTGACGAAGACGATGTTCCCTCAGCAGCCGCACCAGTGGCCAAACCTGCAGCCTCAGGACAAAATGCCCAGGACATCCTGGCCATGATCCGTAGCCGTCAACAGAAGTAATGCGTACAGCTCTGAACACAGAGCTGTTTCCAGATTGTGAAGTGGTAGAGATGCCACTTCACAATCAATGGATTTACTCAATTCAAAAAAACGGAAGCAGTAGTTTAAGAATTCAACAGTCAAGAGACAATCTTGCAATGTTTGTCAATGAAAAAATAAACGATCTTGACTTTGTGGATGTGTACATTAGAGAGCCCCGAGACAGATACATAAATGGTATCAATACCTATTTGCAATTTCTCAAACGCGATCATCCTGAATTGGATTACAAAACTGCGTTTTGGTTCGCTCGACGTTACAAATTTTTAAACACACATTACTTGCCACAATTTTATTGGATAGCAAATCTCAGCAGATATTTGCATAGTGATGCAAAAATACGTTTTAGAAATTTTCAAGACTTTGGCAAAGTAGCTCGTATCAATGCCAAGCCCACTGGAGTAACGGCACCTAGTGAAGATTTTATTGAAACACTGTTTAAAGACGATGTGAATATTGAATTTTGGTTGTTTCTTGATCAAATTTTATGGGACCTGTGCGGTCAAGAATTATCTTGGCAACAACTGTTAAATCATTACCAGGATTGTCATCCTAATATTATAAAAAATGTATTGCCCAAGACTTGATCATTTTGTAAGATTTAACCCCAATGGTACAGTGAGCCGTTGTGGCCATATGACTCGAGCGCCCGAATTTTCTTCATTGGAAGAAATGGAACAAAGTCCGTGGTTAAAAAATACAAAATTAAGTTTTCACAAAGGTATCTGGCCTAGTGAATGCAGTAGATGTAAGCAAACAGAATCAATCAACAGTACCAGCATCAGAATCAATGCCGTGGACTTTGATCAAAAACAAACCAGGCAAGACTATTTGACTGTGGGCGGTGTGTTGGACAATGTGTGCAACAGTGCATGTCAAACTTGTAATGAAAACCTGAGTACAAAGATTGGCAGTTTGAAGTCTCGAGACTATATCCGCATTGACAACAGTACTCGCTTCTGGTCATTGCCTCTAGATCGTGTGGTACACCTGGATATCAACGGTGGTGAACCCAGTGCCAGCAAAAATTATCGGCACATACTTAAAAATATTCCAGCCAATGTTACCAGCGTTAGAATCAACACCAACTGTGCATTGGTAATGTCCGAAGTTAAAGATTTAGTCGATCGTGGAATAAATGTCACGGTCACTGTGAGCTTGGATGGCATTGGTCGCAAACATGATTATGTTCGTTGGCCCATAAGTTGGCGTCAATTTGAACACAACTTACTAACATACCAACGCATGAATGTGGATTTAAATACCTGGACCACCGTGAGTGCGCTAAACATTGGAGACTTAAAGAATATTTTTTCTTACGTACAACAGCATGATTTAAAAAATTCTTGGGCATTGTTAGAAAATCCCAAAGTGCTCAATGTAAAATACAGTAATCATTTGACAAGGACTGCTGATGTACCAGACGAGTTAAAGTCCGTTGTGGCCTCGGCAGAGGATAACACTGTTGAACTGCAATTATTCACACTGGAACAAGATCAGTTACGTGGTATTAAATTCGGGGAGTACTACCAATGAAAATAGCCATAACCGGACACACAGCCGGAATAGGACAGGCATTTGCAAATATTTTACAAGGCCGCGGTCATGACATTGTGGGTTTGAGCAAACGAAACGGTGACAACATTAGAAATATTTCTAAGATTGTAGAAAAAATTACCCCGTGTGATTTGTTCATAAACAATGCACAGGCCGGATATGCACAAACTGAATTGTTGTATGCAGTATGGGAAGCCTGGCAAGACCAACCGGGCAAACATATTTGGTGTATAGGTACAATGATGACCATGATACCAATTGCACCACCGGTACCAGGACAAAGCGACATGGCCATGGTCATGTATAGGAATCAAAAAAAAACATTGGATGATGCGGTGGCTCAGTTGAGATATAAAAAACATTTACCAGTGATCACCATGATTAGACCAGGGATTGTGGCCACACAGCCAGGGCAAACAACCGAATGGCCAAATTGTGATGTTGATGTTTGGACCAACACAATAATTACAACCATGTTGTTGGCCAACGAACAAGGCATGAGATTCAATGAGTTGTCATTGGGTTCGGCCAAAACCACGCTGCCATTATAATGAACAGCAAAGAGTACTTGACCAATCGTGCATTTTGTCCAGTACCGTGGACCAGCATCATGTATAATTTTGATGGCTCAGTTAAGAATTGTATTCGCAGTGCTGCACCAATTGGCAACGTCAGAGACTCAGACATAGAACAAATACTTGGCAACGATCATCTAATCAAAGCAGACATGCAGACTGGAAAAAAGTTTGCTCGATGCGATCCCTGCTACAGCCTAGAGCAAGAAAAAACTAATTTCAACATCATAAGTGATCGTGTGTTTTATCTTAAGGAATTGCGGGACGTTGATTCTGCCTTGTATGACACCATGAATTTTGCATTACACACTGTGGACATACGTTGGAGTAATCTTTGCAACTTTGCCTGTGTGTACTGCAATCCAGAATTCAGTAGCAAGTGGGCCAGCGAGCATGGCGTTGTTATGTTGACGCCTGTGGATCAACAAGTTGAAAAATTTAAACAATATATTTTTCGACATGCGCCACAGTTGAAGCATGTGTATTTGGCCGGCGGTGAACCCTTGTTGATGAAAGAGAATTTGGAATTTTTAACACTGCTGAAAAAGGTAAATCCGGGCGTAAATTTACGTGTCAATACCAATCTAAGCAAAATGGATACTAGAATTTTTGAATTGATTTGTGAGTTTAAAAATGTGCATTGGATTGTGAGTGTAGAGACCATGGAAGCCGAATACGAATATATACGACATGGCGGAGTGTGGCAAGATTTTGTAGATAACCTACAAATCATCAAACAATTGGATCACAAGATATCATTCAACATGTTGCATTTTTTGTTGAATTATCGCAGTATTTTTGATTGTGTGGACTACTTGTCCCATCGAGGATTTCACAACAATAGTTTTGTAATTGGTGCGCTGACAGGACCGGCATACCTAAATATTAGACATTTGCCAGACAGTGTGTTAAACTCAGTGAAGAAGATTTTAGCAGATCGTATTTCGGAGCATCCAGGATATTTGTTAGAAAATGGATACCAAAACATGATAAAACATCTGGACCAACCGATAGAAAAAGATTTGACCGGGTCCTTTGACAAACTAGCATTGATGGATCAACGGCGTAAATTAGACAGTAGAGCAATTTTTAAAGATTTATACAAGGAAGAGTAATATGGGAAAACCATTTGACGTAAGCAAGTTCCGCAAGGAAATCACAAAGAGTATCGACGGACTCAGCATCGGATTTAACGATCCCACAGACTGGATTTCAACAGGCAACTATGCCTTGAACTACCTGATCTCAGGGGATTTCCATCGTGGCATTCCCCTGGGCAAGGTCACAGTGTTTGCTGGCGATTCTGGTGCAGGCAAAAGTTACATCTGTTCAGGCAACATTGTGAAGAACGCACAAGAGCAAGGTATCTTTGTGGTGTTGATTGACAGTGAAAATGCACTGGATGAAGACTGGCTCAAGGCACTGGGTGTGGACACAAGCGAAAGCAAACTGTTAAAACTTAGCATGGCCATGATTGATGATGTGGCCAAAACCATCTCCACATTCATGAGTGATTACAAGGCCTTGCCCGAAGGCGAACGTCCCAAGGTCATGTTTGTGATTGACTCATTGGGCATGTTGTTGACTCCCACAGACGTCAACCAATTTGATGCAGGCGAAATGAAGGGTGACTTGGGTCGTAAACCCAAAGCTCTCACAGCCTTGGTTCGTAATTGTGTGAATATGTTTGGTAGTTACAATGTGGGCTTGGTTTGTACCAACCACACATATGCCAGCCAAGACATGTTTGACCCTGATGACAAGATCTCCGGCGGTCAAGGTTTTATCTATGCCAGCTCAATTGTTGTGGCCATGAAGAAGATGAAGCTGAAAGAAGACGAAGACGGCAACAAAGTGAGTGACGTAAACGGTATTCGTGCAGGTTGCAAAGTCATGAAAACACGCTATGCCAAACCTTTTGAAGGCGTGCAAGTGAAAATTCCCTACACCACAGGCATGAGTCCTTACTCGGGCTTGACTGATCTGATTGAGAAAAAAGAGCTGCTCAAGCGTGAAGGCAACAGCTTGGTGTTTACCACAAGTGATGGTGAGATCATCAAGAAGTTCCGTAAGGCATGGGAAAAGAACGATGATGGCTGCCTGGACAAAGTCATGGTGGACTTCAAGAATATCAAAACTGAGGTAAGTACAACCGACACTGTGGAGGAAGAATAATGTCAGCAGAAGTAGCAAGCGAAATTTGGGGTGAGTTAAAACGATACGTCAACGTGGTAGATCGCATGGAGGCTGCCGAAAGCATTGTGGCCATTCTAATTGATCACGATCACAGTGTCGACGACATTCGAGATGCCTTCAAAGGCGATTCAGATATCAAGAAAGCCTTGACTGCATACCTGGACAATGACAAAGACTATGAAGAAGAAGAAGAAGAATTTGAGGACGAGGACGACTACAACAAAGAAGATGACTACTAATGTCTGAGGACAGAGACTATTATTGCTCTTATAAATTTAAGTATCTAAAGGTTGATTTGGTATCTAACGCCACATACAACTGTCATGCTGCCAAACAACATGCCATTGACTTTGAATGGCTGGCCAACAATCGAGGAAATTTATTCAATACTGAAATTAATGTTGCTGAACGGCAAATGATGTTGGCCAATCAGCGCAATTCCAGTTGCGAAGAAAATTGTTGGCCTCTTGAAGATAAAGGCGCAGTCAGTCCAAGGATGTGGCAAAACGGTAAAATAAAAACACATACAGATGTTCACACACAACCAGAAATATTAGAAATAAAATTGAATGACAACTGCAATTTATCTTGCTCGTATTGCTGTAAAGAATACAGCAGTGCCTGGCGCAGAGATTTAGCTGTCAACGGCGACTACAAAATTAACACCAATGATGCACGATATCAACTGACCAGTCGCGACAAGATAATGATCAAAATCAGTCAGAATGAAGTTAAAAATACCAAACAATTTCAGCAGTTGATGGATGAAATAAAAAGTTTTGCGCCAGGACTGAAAGAGATAGTGATCACTGGTGGCGAACCTTTGTTAGACAATCAGTTGTTTGATGTGCTAGATGCAGTATCAAACAGTTCAGCAGTGATCAACATTTATACTGGGCTGGGAGTGGATGTCAAACGATTTCAGCGCATGTTAGACAAGATAAAACAAATTCCCACAGCAATGATATCTGTCAGTGCAGAATGTACCAACAAGTTTTATGAGTTCAATCGCTACGGAAATCTTTGGACTGAGTTCATTAACAAGATTGAATTATTGCAAAAATCCAATATTGAATTTAGATTTAGCACAGTCATATCTAACCTCACCGTGGTCGGACTAGCAGATTTTATCAAGCATTTTATCGATCATCGTATAGGACTGGTGTTTGTTAACCAGCCCAGCATGATGGCCCCGTATGTGTTGGATGTTGACAGTAAAAAAATGATCTTGCAAGATATCCAATCGTTACCAGAACACTATCGAACACAAATTGCACAGTCTATACAGGCTGATCCCAGCAAAACACAACAACAGCAAATGTCAGAATTTTTAAAAGAGTACGTGACTCGTAGAAATCTTGATCTAAGCATTTATCCAAAAAGTTTTTTAGAATGGCTGGACATACATGTGGTACAGTAAAGTTGTAGCAGATCTTGGCAATATACCTGACTTCATTGCACACTTTGAAAATGAACTGCAAGACGCCAAACGTGACTGTAAAATTGGCGGCTTGGTAGAAAAGAACATCACCGCCTTGCCAGGCATAACTGAACATAGATTCAATCAGTTACAAGAGATTGAAGCTGTGTTGAACTACCTCAACATACAACTGCGCAAAATACGGCGCCGACATTTCCAAAAGTATCTAGAAGGATATGCCCGTGCGTTGACCAGCCGTGATGCTGAAAAGTACGTGGACGGTGAAGAAGAAGTCGTGGACTTTGAAACCATCATCAATGAAGTGGCACTGCTACGCAATCGTTGGCTGGGTATCATGAAAGGCCTGGACACCAAGCAGTGGCAAATGGGCCACGTGGTGCGACTGCGCACAGCAGGCATGGAAGATATCACGGTATAGCATGACCGATCAAGAACGCTGGCAAAGAGATCTAGCAGAAATGGAATTCTTCCTGCTGATATTGTTCATTGAGGCCTGGACAGCTTTTTGGTGGTGCGTGAGTCATGTTGGTTAAATATCTGCATGAAAATTATACTTGTAACCGGGGGCTTTGACCCTGTCCATTCTGGACATATTGCCTATTTCAAAGCAGCACGAACATTGGGCGACATGCTCATTGTTGGCCTAAACAGCGACGAGTGGCTGGAACGCAAAAAGGGTCGGGCATTCATGCCCTGGAACGAACGCCTGTGCATCATCAACAATTTGAGCATGGTTGATGAAGTTTACACCTTTGATGATTCAGACGGTTCTGCGTGTCATTTTATAGAGCAGATCCGTGCGCACTATCCCAATGATGAACTGGTGTTTGCCAATGGCGGAGACAGAACGTCTGACAACATTCCTGAAATGCGTATGTTAGACGTTGAGTTTGCATTTGGCGTAGGCGGAGATGACAAAAAGAACAGCTCTAGTTGGATATTGCAAGAGTGGAAAACACCCCGGACTGAACGTGCCTGGGGATACTATCGTGTGCTGCACGAAGTAGGCGCTAATACCAAACTCAAAGAACTCACAGTCATGCCCAAGACCTGCTTGAGCATGCAACGTCATGACAGTCGTGCAGAATTTTGGTTTGTGGCCGAAGGCGAGGCCACAGTGTACACCCTGGATGAAGCATCAACAGATCAAGAAATCAAGTGTCAACTAACTGTGCATGAAAACACATTTATTGCTGTAAATGAATGGCATCAGTTGTGCAACGAAACTGATCAACCGCTAAAGTTGATTGAGATTCAATACGGTGAACGCTGTGTTGAAGAAGATATCGAACGTAGAACATGACACCTATTCCTATCTTTGTGGGCTACGATCCCAGAGAAGCAGTGGCCTATCATGTGTGCGTGAACAGTATTATCAGACATGCCAGTCAGCCAGTGGCCATTGTGCCTGTGGCCTTGAACTTGTTTCAAGACTATGATGAAACACACACTGACGGCAGCAATCATTTTATCTACACACGGTTCCTTGTGCCACACT